GATTATGCTTACCAAATATGAATGTTTAGGATGCGCTTTATGCTCAATCTTTTTTGTTATGTTAACTGTCGTTGCCATGTCTTGGCATATGATATTCGTTGCCATAGCATTTACTTTTTGCGCCATGTTATGCGCATTCTTGCCATTAATTTTAGAAACATGGGAAGATGATGCTTGATATTACTGCATATGTGCAGTACACTATTCACATAAACCACAGTAAAGGAAGGAAGCGCAATGAAAAGTATAACTATGCATAGAGGGATTCTTAAACTTGTTAAGAGAATGAAAAATTCAAAGATAGGAAACCCACAATTTATGCTTGAATGTGATGGATACCAATTCAGAACAAAAGCTAATGCTAACATTGCATACGCAATAGAAAAATATTTTGATAAAGAAGTTATTGTTTCTATTGGCATTCATAGAAATTGCTTAACCCTAAATACAATATGTAGCACATAAGGAGGTAACATGACTGTATTTTATAAAGTAGATCCATTCAATGCAAATGTAACTGAACATCAATCAAAGCTTAAAGTTGATGAAATCAATTCATTAATTGGTTCACGACTGTTTGCAGCAGTTCGCTTGTATGCAAATCGTGATGGGGCATTTATTGATGATGAAGGATTGTATGTTGACAATCAAATGTTCTGGATACATCGCAACTATCCAACACCATTAGCTGGCATTGGTATTATCACAGGATGTGATGACAGAGGAGAGATAATATCACCAATAGAAAAACTGCAAACAGTTTGGGATGATATTGTTTTTATCGGCAGAAGATCAGACATTGGCAAAGATCTTATGTTAGCTAACAAGAAAATCCAAAAACAAATTGAAGAATCTGATGACTTTAGATCTCTTTATTTTCTACAAGAGGAGGTAGCATAATGAAATGCATTCAATGCAATAATACTGGCAGTATCTATGTGCCAGATGGCTTGGGATGTGTGGTCAAAGAACCATGCGAATGTAGTGATTATTATGTTGATGAGATCAGCCGAGCATTCTTTAACTGGCTAACTGCTTGCCCTCAATCAATAAGGATATCACATGTTGACACAGATAATACAGATGATGATTACGTCTCGTATTCATATGTGTTCACACTACCTAAAAATCCTGATGCCATTCCCGAAAGGTACAGGAAATACATATCAGCAATAGGCCAAATAACAGGAGGTATCAATGGATAATCGCACACCAAAATTCACACACAAAGATTATCAATGGTTTGTTGACAACATCTCAGATTTGTTTTCATCACCCACTGACATCAATCAATTTGCCAAGCGTCTGCGTACAACAAATCCTAAATTCAAAGAAGATTACTTCATTGAAAAGATGGTTAAGAAATGGGAGCAATCTTATGAGATTGATGCCATGGCAGAAGAAGCAACGATGAAACAAGACTATGATGACATGTGCATTTATGGTTCAGTAAAAAATGGAGGTATCAGTGCCTAATCATACAGATAACAGACTTGTTTTATCACATGATAAAAGTCAAATGATTGATATGATTTGCAATATCATGGATGATGAAAACACCCCATTGTGCCAAACACTTATCCCTATGCCAAAGGAACTTGAAGGTACACGCGCCCTCAATGATACACCTAATTGGTATGATTGGAGATTAGCACATTGGGGTACTAAATGGGATATATATGATGTGAGTTATCAACGATTAGATAACAAAACATTATCGTTGTATTTCCACACAGCTTGGTCGCCACCATTTCCAATCTTTGACAAACTTACAGAGATGGGCTTTGAATTTACTGCCCGTTACCTTGACGAGGGTTGGTTTTACATTGGTGAATATAACAGTTGTGGAAATCATGTGCATTTTAATAATGTGGATGATGTTATAAAGCAATATCCAGAACTTGATTACGAGTTTTCTATTAGTGATATGCTTTATGAAATGGAGGAAGCAAATGCAAGTTAAATCTGGCGTGCCAATTCCACCAGCACTCAAGCAGAGAGGTAAATGGAATTGGTTAGACACATTGAAGTGTGGGCAAAGCATACACTTTGATGACGAGAGACAGTTTGAAAATGTTAGACGCACATTGCGAACAAAAGGATTCAATGCTGTTACAAGAAAAACCAAAGAAGCTTGGATCATCTGGATAACAGAAGAACCAAAACTTAAAAAGACTGCTTGATAATTTTGCATATATGCATTATGCGTAATGCATGATTAGTTATATAAACCAGCTACAAAAACAAGCAGATGATATGGATGTTCGCTTAATTGATGCATTCAAAAAGGCGAACATCCCAACATCTACATTTTATAGGGCAATGCAAGGATGCGATTTACGACTGGCAACAGCGCGAAAGGTGTCAGATGCCATCAAGTTTTACGCATTACAAAAATCCCAAGATGATAACCAATAGTTGGAAAGATATAATCCAACAGATGGTTGCAATAAGAAATGCGCAAGGCATTTCACAAGAGCAATTAGCATTTAAGATTGGTTGCCATCCTTCATTAGTTCATAAATGGGAACAGCATAAACGTGTGCCATCTGGTTTCATGTTCTCATGCTGGGCAGATGCTCTTGGCGCGCAGATCAAAATCCAATAATAACAAAGGGATGCCAGCCGCTTGTGAGTATTGTCATACAATGACGCACTATTATGTTATCTTAATGACTGGTGCTATTTACTGTATAAAATGTATGGAGACACATGGATGGGAACATCTCAGCGCAACAAGGGCAGTTACCACGAAAGGTGGTGGGTCAAATGGTTCACGGAAAAGGGTTGCCAAGCGAAAAGAACGCCACTCTCAGGACAGTTGGGAGGAGACTTTAGTGGGGACATCCACATCCAAACCAAAGACGGAGTGGTAACTGGCGAAAGCAAATACCAAGCTGATGGCAGAGGGTTTAGTTTCTTAACTAAAACTCATATCGAACAGCCAGCAGATATATATTTGCTAAAGCAAAAACGAGGGCCAGCATTCATATGCATAGAGATATCAAACCCATTAGCTAAAAAAATAGTGGGTTGGCTAGGTGGAGGTAAAACCTAACCAACCCAAGTTAGGGAGGAGCAATGAATAAAATGCTTCTTGCTAACAAAAATATGATCTCTTCTATTGATATTGTCAACACCATAACTTATACTGCATATATGCAGTAGGAGGTATATATGTTTCATCATATAGCATGGGCAATGAAAGCTGATACGCCAGATGCTTTGTGTCGCTGGTTGTTAGTTGTATTAGCCGATCATACTAATGAACAAGGCACATGCTTTCCATCTCAAAATACATTAGCCGCAAGAACTGGTATGCACAAAGCAACAGTATGTAGAAAACTTTTGCTCTTAGAAGAAGCTGGTTTAATACAACGCACAAATGGAACAAAAGGGAAAAGCACTGTGTATAAGTTGGTAGTCGCAGAGTGCGACAACCTAGTCGCAGAGTGCGACACTAAACTACCAGTAAACTATATAACTAAAAGGGAGAGGGTTTCTGATGAATGGAAACCATCTAATGAATTGATGAATGCAATTAATGAAATCTTGTCTAGCAAACAATCGGAGGTAAACCATGACATTGAGGCAGATAAGTTCCGCAATTACCACATTGCCAAAGGAAGCAGATTTGCAGACATTGACAGAGCATACCGAAACTGGTGCAATCGCTCTGTCGAATACGCAAAACAGCAAAGCATTAGCCAGGCTAATAGAGGCAAAGGAAACGCCAGCAGATATCACAAACAAAGTGATAAAATGCGTGGAATCATTAGTCACTTTGCAGATAAAGTATGACAAAGATTTCAACATACAAAAATTCACAATCAACTCTGACAGCAAAGACAATCTGATCAAAGCATACAAGGCAGTGCTTCAAAGCTGTGTGCCGTTGCCGACCTCAGATATCGAGCAACGGCTCACAGCGATGTTGCCATTGATAACATTGCCAGCAAACATGGATATGGACATGGCTATCTTGAAGATAGAAACAATCTCTAAGAAGTTGTCAGAGTTTCCAGCAGACATGGTTATCAAAGCAATAGAAAAGGTTGAGCAGACATGTAAGTTTATGCCAACTTATGCAGAGTTCTATGCGCATATATATTTCTATCATTATGAACGCAAAAAACTTTTGGACAGTTTGCAAATATCAATAGACAAATTAAACTAAACAATGCTATGTTGCATATATGCAGTAGGAGGTACGCATGAATAGAAAAGGATTTATTGGAGGCAGTGATCTCTATAATATTATGAAGGGAGATTGGCATGACTTATGGCTTGTCAAAACAGGGCGCAAAGAGCCTGATGATTTGTCTGACATTTTCCGTGTTAATCTCGGTGTCGCCACTGAAGACTTCCATATTGACTGGTTTAGCCGTCATGCTGGTTTTCCTGTTGAGGAAAAGCAAAAAGAATTTAGCTTAACAATAGATCATGTGCCATACAAAGGGCAAGCTGATGCTATCATGCGCACCGATGATGCTTATGCGCCTAACACTGTGTTAGAATGCAAGCACACTTCTAGCAACAAAAGCATGAAAGATATGCTAGAGAATTACATGCCGCAACTTCACATGTACATGCGGCTATCAAATACAAACGAGTGTTTTTTCTCTGTGATCTTTGGCAATGAATGGGCATGGTGTCGCGTCAACTTTGATGAAGAGTATTGGTTGAAGGTGCATCATACTGTTATGGATTTCTGGGAATTAGTAGAAACAGAAATAGAGCCGCCAGTTGATGGCGTTGGTGTTGATAAAATAGATTGGTCTAGCATTGCCATTGATGGCTTGGTTGCCAGAGACGCAAGCAAAGACAACTATTTTATAGATCTTGCGCATAATTATGTACAGACAATTGATGCCGCAAAAGATCACGAAACCGTAAAGAAACAATTACGATCTTTAATTCAAGAAGATGAGAGGGAAGTGTACTGTGATTTCTTATCTATCAAACGAGACAAGCGCGGCGCATGTCGCATTGTAATAAAAAAAGAGGCAGAATAAACTGCCCCTTTTCTTATCATCAACAACACATGTTAGGAGAACATGATGCCCAATGATACTAAACCAAATACAAAAGTCCAGCCCAAAACTTTAACCGAAGCGTTAATTGCATTCCACAATACAGGCGCATCAGCTAAAAAGTCTGGCAAAAATCCACACTTCAAATCAAACTATGCCACGCTAGAAGAGGTTATTGATACCGCTAGATTGGCAACAGAGTATGGTATAACATTTACCCAACTCATTGATTTTCAAGAAAATATAATATTTGTAAGAACAAAGATCATGCATGTATCTGGCGAAGAGTTAATAAGCAGAACGCCAGTGATGACACCAGATATGTCTAACCCACAAAAGATGGGATCAGGCATTACCTATGCCAAACGCTATGGCTTGCAGTCTGCGTTTGGTTTGCCATCAGAAGATGATGATGGCAATCTAGCCGCCTCTAAGACAGGCGAAGTCCGTAACCCAGTGCAGTCACAAGGAGCATTCTAATGACTGAGTACGATAACACAAACAAGGGGGCGGCGTTTGCCCCCAAAGAAGAACAGACGCTAATCCTTACAGGCTCTGTGCAAGATGATAAAGAAAACAAAAGCAGAATTGCTATTATCAAAGACACAGATCATAAGGGCAAAGATGTCTTATCCGTATATGAAAGAGTAGGTGTTCTGTATCAGAACGAATCAGATACAGGTGGTAATGCCCTCGCACCAGATTATTCAGGTCCTTACAAACAAAACCTAAGGATGGCTGGATGGCGTAATACTAGCGAATCTGCTGGAAATTATCTTTCTCTAAAGATATCAGAGAAACAAACCAACGAACAACAAGCCGCACCAGCACCACAAGCTGAAAACACTTTGTCTGACAATGTTCCATTTTAATTAGGGGGAGGGGGATAATTAATAGTTATCCCGCTTTATTATCATGGCAATCAAAACACCACGCATAAGATCAAATTCGCCAAAGCATTTGTGCGCGCTATATAAAGTTATGATGACCGCAGAGTTCTATAAAGAATTAACTGTATCGGCAATTAGCCCTGATGAAGCAAAAAAATTAGCTGAAGAAAGAGTAAGGGCAAGGCAAGGGGGATTGTTAGCAAGAGGTTATAGTATTGGCGATATTGAAATAATAGGAGTAGAAGAATGATAACAAGAGAATTTATTTTGCAAGAAGCAAACAAAGCTGTTGCAAATAGAGGCACTGATTATGGAAAGCCAAGCGAAAACTTTGACCGCATAGCTGAACTATGGGGAAGTTATATTGGTATAAGCTTTCAAGCTGAAGATGTTGGCATCATGATGATGATGGTTAAGATTAGCCGCATCATGGAAACGCCAAGCCATGTAGATTCATGGGTAGACATTGCTGGCTATGCCGCCATTACTGCCGAAGCGATTGCCGAAATTGAAGATACTTTGCACCATCATGAGGATCAGCAAAGCACTGATTCCACGACACAGGATTAGGGTTATGAGGATCAATGACTTGCAAAATTGCTTGCCCAAAGTTTTGTTGTTCAAAGCCTTTGACGAAAGCATAAGTGTCATGGAATTTATATCCTCTCGCTCTGGCAAGCCACGCTGTGGTTTCCTCTTCCACCAACTCGATCTGAGACAAGGCCCAATTATGTCTATGTCCACTTATATACAGGTGGGCATTAGACTTGAACCTAGCCATTTTGTTTTGCGCATGCAACGCATTCCATTGGCTGTGACCAGGCATATCATGAGCGGCGTGTATGCGGCACTCTCTTCCATTAGGAAAGACCAGCGCAACTCTAGCTTCCCAATCTTCTCTAATAGTGTGGGGCTGGGCCATCCATTTAAGTGGATCACCAGCACCAGACCACATGTCATGGTTGCCGCCAATGAGAATCATAGGGTTCATTTCTTGGATCAACCACTCAACTAACTTCCATGCTGTTTTGTGAGATGTGTCTTGTTCGCCATATAAGCGTCCTAGACGGCCTATCCAATTATTCTGGTGGTCACCTAGCGAACACCCATAGATGTTGCTGTTCTCGCGCAGTATAGACAGATGAGAGCGTAGGTTATCCCAATCGCAATGGTTGTCATCTATGTGGGGGTCGCCAAACCAGAGCAATCCAATAGGATCATCTGATTTCATTTTAATCTTTATCCATTTTTTGGATTCTTTATTCTTTTTTCTTTGTTTAAATCTACCATGTAATTGATCTACTATATCTTCTACTGGTATATCATCAGGCACAACATCTGGTGTTTCATATTGGCTTGGCTTTTCTAGCAATTTTTTCCGCATTAAATATCTTTGGTATCTGTCATTGAATGTACTTTTTGGAATGCCAGAATTCTTTATTGCTTCACCCCTCGATCCATATTCCCGAACTAAAAGATATGCCTCTTCTTCCAATTTATAATTATCCATGACACTCCAACATAAGTTGTTTCAAATGATGACCGCGAGATTTGACTTGCTGAAACCAAAGCGAATCTTCCATCTCTTCTGCCGCACCAATAAAATCTCTGTCCTCTAACGCCGCGATCATTTTCTTGAACCTAGAAAACCTAGGCCAGCCAAGATTAAACACCATAGAGGCAACAACTAGTTGCGCATTATGAGGTAGATCACGCCACCAATCCATGCGATCATCCAACTCGCCAACAGCAATCTCGATATCATCTCGCAAGATTTGCTGGGCGGCCTCCAATGATATAGGTGTATGAAGATTGTGCCCATAGCCAATTGTCGGAACCCCAACTGTATCTGTGTACATCTCAAGCCGAAGCCCTTCATGCTCGGCAACCATCTCGGTTAATTCATCTATCATTTCTTAGCCTTAAAGCTGTCAACAACACCACCGCCAAAGTAAAAACCAAGAATAATTAACATGGCATAATTGATGCTGAATTGTTCCATAACCTTTGTAACAGAATCTGGATCACCATATCCAGATATGGTCATGCCTAATACGATCAGGTAACTGCCAAGAAATGTACCACCAAACATAAGAGCTAGGTATCTCTGGGCAATCTTGAATGGTGCGTAAGAATTCATAAGGGCTATTTTTGCGTCGCTCTTAGCCTTGATCTCTTCTTCTGTTGAAGTGTGCATATCATCAATAAGTTGTATTCCTTTTTTGATGACATCGCCACCACCAAGAATATTGTTAATAACGCCTAACATATTACCCTCTCAATAAGTAAGCCGCCGTCCCTGCTATTGCGACCATCAATACTACGGCAACTATAATCACAAATGCTTCAATAATAAACTGTTTTTTTCTGTAAGCTTTTAGATCTGCTTCACGCCTTTCTTTTCTGCATTCAGCTTGAAAGGCTTGCCAGTCAGACCAAAGCTTTGGCCTACCCATATATATCATAATCTCTTTAAGTTCTTTCTCTTGTTGCTTGATAGCTTCAAGAGCCATAAATCTTTCCAGGTCAGAGCCACCAGCAGATGCTTTGTGCTTGCCCTTTAGTTTCTTTTCTATGTCTTCCTTTGCACCAACAAACTTGGCAACAGCAGAGCCAGCCCTAGCGATGTCACCAGAGTTTTGAACCGCTTGCTTTATTATGGCAAAAGCTGCATTAGCAGCACTCAATTCAGCTAACATCAAAATATCTCCACAAGACTAGGGTCGTATGCTTTAGGAATACAGTATGTCGTAACCCTGTCTCTTGGGTCAATAAAATCTATATGGCTATAGTTACCGTGTCGCTGAGCCAAACGAGATGCAAAATAAAGACAATCGTCCACATTATAAAATCTGAGGTTTGTATCAACAGGTCTTCGGTCATCACCTGTCCCCAAATACATCACCAGCGAAAAGGCAACAACAAACTTTGACATCACACATTACTGCCTCGATTGAAACACTGGTACGACCAATATCCCACATCGTATTGTTGGTATAGGTGGGTCATATTCGCTTTAGCTTCTTCATAACTAGGGCAGTAATCTAAGTCGTAAGGCTTTATAACAAATGTCATCTGTTGCGTCAGGATAACAAAGATGACAAGAAACTGGCTCACTTTTCCATCAGCCGATGTAGCAAGTCTTCTAGCCGACCAAACCTATCCTCGATGCGACCCATCATAGATGACATCTCATCTTTATGGATGAATGTTTCTCTAGTGGAATTGATGCGTTCCTCAAGACGGTTAATCCTAGCAGTGAGCTGGTTAATGTACCAAGCACCACCACCAATTATAACAAATATTAGAACGTCAAGAAGATTGCTCATTTCCATTGTTACCACCCTGCTGGAAGTTTGCCCACGATTGGTGGATTGATGAGGTTGTCTAACTGTTGGTCAAGCATAGCCTGTAATTCAGCTTCAGTCTTGTCCAGACTTGCCAGCACCCAGCCCTTCACCTGTTCCCGCGTGAGACTGTCAAACGCTGTGAAGCTGTCGGCATTAGCATCGCCAACACCAGCACTACCATATGCACTGACAGAAAGCGGCTGGCCTTCGTCATTCGTTGCGCTGTCGTGCGTTGCTGTCAGCCGCCAGTGTACTGACTTGGCTACATCTGTTAAAGAACCCTCTGATGGGGCTGTGTCGATTTGTGGGAAATCCCAAGTGTAATTTGCCATAATTTACTCCTTATTCTGGCTTAGTAGGCCAGACAACAGTGTCTAGCGACTGGTATGTATCAGTGATGTCACGCAGGGCTTGACGGTAAGTAGCCATCTCAACAGTCAACGTATTGTCTGACAGTGCGAGGTAGTCTGTTTCTTTCAGCATCTGATTACGTTCATAACGTAACTTATCTAGCAGTTCTTCCGATGTCTTAACATTTGGGTTTGTAAAGGCTGAACCATCATAGTCCCAACCAATCTGAACATCTGCTGGGCAATCAACCCAAATCATTTCTGGGGCTACCTCAAACTGAGCGTCTGCTAAATCCACAACCTTATTATTTAATATTAATGCGTTAGCCATTAATAATACTCCTCTACAACAACGATACCAGCACCACCCGCGCCACCAGCGGTATCACTTCCAGTACTGTTTCTGACTACGGCACCTGAGCCGCCGCCACCTAAAGTCCCTGCATTACCCGCCGTAGTGCCGTTTGTAGTACGGGTAACTCCTCTAGCCCCACCCCCAAAGAAGGAGTTTCCACCACTACCACTTATCGTGTAGTTATTAGTAATCAGGTCACTGTTTCCGCCTACTCCACCTTCTGCGTTTATATCTCCGCCTGAACCAACTCCGCTATCTCCACCATAGGTGGTATCATTACCGCCTGTCTGTAAGGCATCGCCGCCAGCGCCGCCAGTAGCAGAGCAGTAAGCACCAAAGCTACTTGTGCCACCTGTAGAACCGTCGTTTGTACCACCAGTTCCGCCAGCGCCGCCAGCGCCCACGGTAACAGAAACAGAACTTTCGGCAGAAACATCAATATACTCAATAGCGCAACCGCCTCCGCCTCCGCCGCCTGCGGCGACATTACAATCAGAATCCTGACCTGTGGCACCGCCGCCACCGCCACCACCGCCAACGACAGTAACCTTGATGGTTTTACAGCCAGATGGCTTTGTCCAAGTGCCGCTTGATGTGAATACTTGAATGCTTGGAGGGTTGCCTACGTTAGAAAGCCCAGAGCCATCACCAACAAAAGCTGTGGCTGTTACAGTGCCGTTAACATCTAGGGCAGTGCTAGGCGAAGTCGTTCCAATGCCCACGTTGCCGCTGCTGTTGATACGCATTGCTTCGGAGCCGTCAACACGAAAACGCATAGAACTAGAAGCTACGGTATTTCCTGCATCAGCATCCAGATACAAAATGCCAAAGTCTGAACTTTTTATAGTGCCGTATCCTGCACCATTTTGCTCAAGTCTTAATTCTGCTGAACCACTTGTTTTAAGATGAATAGGCGCAGAAGGACTACTTGTCCCGATGCCCACGTTGCCAACGCTGTCGATGCGGAGGCGTTCTGAGCCGCCAGTTCTAAAGGCTATGTTTGACGAATCCCTACCAATAAATAAATTGTTGCTGGCTGTTGAGTTGTCGTAATAAATTGCATTATCTTCACCAGAACCGTTCTTATCAAACTTAATTATCCTGCCTGTGCCAGTAAATTTAACATTTCCATTAACATCTAATTTTTCGTCCACACTTGCAGTACCAATGCCCACGTTGCCAGAGCTGTCGATACGCATTTTCTCTGAACTGTTATAGAAAATGATAGGGTCTGCACTAAAGTTAACAAGATACAGGCTCTTATTTGCAGCCCCATAGCCTACATATCCTAAATCTGTGCTGGCAGAATCTATAAATTTCAAAGAGTTTGGGCCACCGCCAGTTGAAGTGCTTTGAGAAATGATAGGGTTATTTGCTCCCTTTACATGCAATGCAACACTAGGCGAACTCGTCCCAATTCCCACATTCCCAACGCTGTCGATGCGCATCCGTTCTGAGCCGCCAGTGACCAAGCCAATGGTGTTGCCTGCTGAAGGGAAGTATAGGTAAGTATCGCTGTCCCCTTCGTGACGCAGTGAAGTAGCAATATAGACATCATCAGCCACCATATTACCTGTGACATTTACGCCGCCATTGGTGGTGGCGAGTTTGGGGGCGTTGTTGTGGTATAGGGTTACTGCGCTATTTGTGACAAACTGTGCTAATGTTTCATCACCTGCACTATTTAATAAATTTATTTGTCCTTGTCCAAGTATGTTTAAAGCACCAGTTCCATTTTCTTTGATGTAACTATTAAACCCATCGTGATAAATCTGCAAGTCAGACCCAGCACCGAAAATGGCCTTGTCGTTGTCGCCGAAAGTGATGTCATTGCCGTTGGTGTCTAAGTCGCCGCCAAGCTGGGGTGTGGCATCATCAAGCACAGAACCAATACCAGACACATTAACAGTTTGCCAAGACGATCCATCGTAAAATTTATAAGTATTATCGGTCGTGTTGAAAAATAAATCCCCTTCGTCAAGTGAGGTTGTGGGATCAGTTGCGCCAACACGATAACGCTCTGCAAAGCTATTGATGCCAGCTATGTTTGCGGCAGTTGTGTTTACATTAGCAATAGAGCCACCCACAGCATTGACGTTAGCAATATTAGTGGACACTGTGCCGATGTCAGTCGCATCAGCCGCAACCGCTTGGATGTCTGCGCTATCACCAGCCACTGTGGATATGTCTGCTGAAATGCCAGCAACGGTATTAATGTTTGTGGCGTTACCAGCGACATTGTTAATGTTTGTGGCATTGCCAGCGACAGAATTAACATTGGCAATATTAGTTGCAACAGTACCGATGTCAGTGCCATCAGCCGCCACCGTAGTAACGTCAGCAGATATACCAGCAACAGTTGTTACATTGCCGCTAATACCAGCCACAGTTGTTACATTTGCTGAGATACCAGCCACCGTAGTGACATTACTGTCAATGCCAGCTACTGTATTAACATTGGCTATATTTGTACCAACGGCATCAACATTGCTAATAGATGCGGCGACAGTTTCGATTTCTGACACTGCCTCATTAAGATCATTGGCAACGGTTTCAACCTCTGACACCGCTTCATTAAGATCGTTGGCAACAGCGATAACCTCACTGATGTTGCCAGCAACCGTATTAACAGAAGCAATGTTTGTGGCTACTGTGCCAATATCGGTAGCGTCAGCCGCCACAGCGTTAATGTTTGATGTGTTGCCAGCAACGGTAGACACATTAGCCGCAATACCAGCAACCGTTGTCACGTTAGCTGAGATGCTAGCGACAGTCTGAATAGCATCTGTTGCGTCAGTACCATCTTCAATATCAGCTAATGTAGCAATATCAGCAGATGCCGCAGATACAGCTTGAACATCTGCAATAGATGGCCCAGCTTCAACAGCACCAGTGGTTTCATTAAATGCTAGTGTTTTACCCTTACGATCATTTGCCAGGGGTAATTTAAAAGAAACCTCTGTGTCATAATCTTCAACTTGTAAAGCGCGATCTGCTTTATCTTGCAAATCAGCGATCATCGCAATCTGTTTATCTAATTCAGAGTTAAGAGAAACAACATCAAAGGGGCCTGATGTTGGAAAGTCAGTTGTTCTTTCAAGCGCAATGTCTCTTGTTATAACAACAGTAGAGCCACCAGTAGCACCAGTAACGCTAATAGAAACAGTTCCAGTTGATCCGTCACCACCAGTGACCGTATAATCTGTTGTAAGAGTTTTAAGCGTGCCATCTACATATACATTTAAATCAGCGTCAGCAAAAAATTCAAAAGGAACAGCAAAACTTGTTTGCGTTACACCTTGTGCAACACTGTAAGAAATTCTGGGATCATTATCTGCCAAGTTAATAGTCATGACTTCTCCTTATCACGCACAATATAAATTATCCACGCACAATTAAAAACGGCCTCTTCCACTCAAAAGATCATTAATGTCTTGCCGAATCATAGGGATAGATAATATTGGTGTATTGTAAATAATTTCTCTAGCCGCATCAGCAGTGTCACCATTCATGTAATCTTGAAACGCTCTAGCATAACCAAGTGCCAAAGAAACTGGTGCGCCAAGAGGCTCTGTTATAGCGTCAGTCATTCTTTCGTCTTTATCTCTGCTAACATATTTAGGTTCAATAATAAAATCAGAAGGATTGTCAGCAAGATTGCCAGCAATGCTTAACCCCATATAACCAAGATCAGAATATATTCCTAGCAAGCCAGAGTGATCTACTAATCTTGCCATAATATCTAAAGATTCGTCTTCCCTTTCCCACCACTTGGCAGAACCCAACATATTTTTAAGTTCAAATGAAACGTAAGAAAGCCCAATAAGTGCTGTCGCACCCTGCACTCTATATTTTCTATATGGATCACGAATAGCACCAAGTATCTTATTGTTTGCACCAAACACAAAATTCATAAACGTAAATGGAATCGTCATCGCCTGTGATTCAATGCGAACAAGTTTGGTAGTTGCTGTAGAAGCACGTTTGTCTATTGCAAACAAATTTGGATGCAATTTACGAGCGGCTTTAAAGAATGGGTTATCTCGAACAAATGTAACGCCATCCATAATCAATGGCTTATCAAAAGCTTGACCCATAACAATAGTATTGTCAGCGTGAGAGGCTGTTGCGGCTTGATATCTTCTTAACAGATCTCTTTCTTGCGCTGTGGAGCGAGGCCAATTATCTGTATTTGCAAAGAAAAACTTACTGCTATCATGTTTCTGAAATGGCATTTCTGTTATGTACTGAGCCAATTCATCATCAATACCATAACGATTAAGAAATTCATTGTCTCTAACGGAAATAGAATTATTAAGTCTTTTTTGCGCAAGCTTATAGAACTTATCATTTACAAGAATTTGATCTAAAGTCTTGCCAGCTTGAGTGATTGGCCCAAGGCCATTAAGAGTATAAAAAAATCTATTGCCAATACTTTGCACTTTTTCAAGTTTGTTCATTTGAACGCTTTTAATGCTGTCACCAAGTATTCTTTGTTGAACACTAGCTTTAGCTAACTCAACGGCAACATTGGCATACTGAGCATCTTTTAACACTTTGCCAGCTAGGTTATCTTGTAAACCAGCACGACCAGCCGCAATAACGTCTCTATAACCATGAGCAAGAACAATTGAGCCAGCATCAGTTACAGCAGAAAGACCAGCAAATGGAAGATATGCCCAACCAGCATATGTTTTAAAAAATTTTGCAAGTTGCGCGGTCAAGCTATCAGGGTTGCGCATCAACGCACCCATCACTCGATCATATTCACCATTAAATTGTGATCTAATTGTAGCAATATCTTTTTCTTTTAGCTTTGCTTTTCTGGCAATTTTTTCAATGTTATCAAGAACTTGATCAATGCTTTGACCATCAAACGCACGATGAAATTCAATGCGCTTGCCCATGCGTTGCGCATATGCATAAATAGCACCCATATCTTTTCGCATAAAATTTGAAATCAAATGTTCATCAATATTAGTTTTTCTGTGCTTTAAATGTTTAAAGCTACCAGCATTTCCAGTTGCCATTTCTAATTCTAAATCATCAGCATTCTCTTCCATAATTCTTGACAAGGTTTTGTTTGCTGATGTTTTTGGGTCTAACAAGCCTTCTCTAGTATAATGTTCAGTAAAGATATCTTCTAACTCTTGCCTTGAAAGATTGTCCTTTAACTTTATTTTGTCATAATAAATAGGGAACACATAATTCTTGCGGGTTGGAGACTGCAATACATCTTCTAAACCGACACGCCTTGCACGAAGAGATTCAATTTCATCATCTAATGTCTTACGAAGTGTTTCTTGCTTCTTTGTAAAGCTCCCTTGCTTGCGAATATCTGCCTCAAGCTTTGCTAACTTATCAGTTCTTTTCGCAATATCTTCATCTATTTTTGCAATACGAGCAGATACTTGGGCATCGTCCATAAGCAAACCAACATATCTTGCATCTTGATCAAATGATTCAAAGAACTCTTTCAATTGACTATGTGCTTGTTTTTGTTGATTGCTTAAACCATCCCTCGCAGAACGCACGACTGCTGGATCAGGAGAAGATAGTTTAATATACCTATCAATAGTATCCTCTACCCAATCATCAAAGCTTTTATTGAATGGATTAAAGTCTGCTGTGTACGCGCCAAATACTTTAGATGCCCTTTTGTTTCCAAGCATCTGTTCTGAATGCAAATTACGCAATCCATCTTCTAAGCGTCTAGCAGAGCCTTCATAAACAAATGAACGCTGTATTACTGATTGAGGCACAGCTTTTCTTGCAGTGCCAGACAATGGAACAGAAGAGTTATATGATAATTTTATAAATATTTCTTTAATTTCATCTGGAACATCCATCCCAAGCACTCTTTGTCCAAATGAACCAAAGTAAGGATTACCAACAACAGCATCATAATCATCTTCGCCGACATCAGATAACAACTTTGCCTTGTCCACATTATCATCAAAGACATGATTAAATTTTTTGCCAGTAAATAAATTTTTTAATTTATTGCCAGAAGATCTAATAAATGGATCTGCACCTTTTACAATGCCGCCAAATGCACCAGACACAATAGTATCTGTGGCTATGTTAAGTTGTGATTCATAAGGCAAATCACCAACAGCAAACGGCGCACGTCTGGCTTCAGATGCAATGCCATAAGCTAAACCAACTTTGCCAGCATTGTATGTTGCCCTGCCTATAGTAGCAGAATTTTTTACTATATTTATTCCAGGGACAAAATTTAAAGCAAACAAAGGATCAATAACAGAACCAGCTATAGTTGAGGTAATAGGCGCACCAGATAATTCGTTTCTGCGATCAATAGCTTTTTGTACTCGCCCTTCTAAATAACGAAGATGATCTAAGT